GAGATGCATATTGAGCAATATCACTCTGTTTAGTTGAAACGCCTGCTAGCTCTAGTATTTTAATAACTAATTCTGTTTCTTCAGAAGCATGTAAATCAAAATTTACGGAACTAGAAGAATTATATAAGCTTACCCCATTAACAACGCCTCCAGCCCATTCTACAGCTGTTGGTGTGGCTATAAGATTACAAGTTACACCGCTAGTTATTGTAGTAGGATAAACTTGTATAGACTTTTCTCTAGTGGCAGCAGTAGTACCGCTTGAAGTATTTATATAAACAGGATTAGATACCGTTGGTGATGTTAACGGTGAATTAAGAATACTATATATTTTGTTTTGTTTGATTTTATCAATTTTAACATAAGTACCGCTATTGTTAAAAAACAAATCGCCTATTCTATAATAATCAGGTAATGTGCCAACACCGCCACTAGACATAGTTACGTCTTGATTAAACTTTTCAAATATATCTATTTTTTCTTCTAATATTTTAACCATGTCTGCGTGCACAGTACTATTACCTGGTAATCTAATAAACTGATTAAGGTCATAAAAATATTGCTCAAATATATCCATTTGTGCTTGATTAGCAAATATATTAAATTCTTGCGGAGTAATATAACCTCGCTGCTCTTTATTAGATATTGCTAATACTCTTGTATAAACAGTATTTACGTTTACGCTCATAGTTATTTTTTATTATATAGTAATTAGGCCCCTGTAAAAGGAGCCTAACTACTAATTGACTTATAGTCGTTTTTCAATATTATTCAAAACTTCCATGCCTTCATCTGTTTTAAAATAGGCTGCAAGCGCTGAATAGGGATGTTCATCAAACGGTACTGTCATAAGTTTTCGTCCAGTATTAGCGTGAGTGAACGTTCTATTATCTTTTGATAAAGCAATAACGCCGGCTTCTGTTGCACGAATACCAATATTACGTAAATGTACGTTTTCATCATTTGCCAGTTCTATGAACAAATAAGGATTGTTACGTGCAAATACAAGCAAATCGCGTTTAAGCTCCTTAGAACTCATTGTAGATACCGCAGATCCGATTTCTACACGCATAATTGCCTCGGCTTGATCAATGTCCATTTCAGAAGCTAAATTCATAGCGTCTAATTCTAACTCAATATTATCAACTTGCTCTTCAGCGATAGCTTTAGGGTTATATTCCTGTATTCTATTATCTAAAATAAATGGATGATATAAAGAAAGTAGCTGTTGAAGTGCTACATTTTCTTTTGGTACAGTTAATGCCCCGTCTCTAAATACAATACGACCTAATGTAACAGGTCCTTGTTGTTCGTCAACAAATACAGATTTTTGATTTGTTGCGTATCTTAATTCTCTTTGATAACCTTTTTCTGGATCAAACCATAACAAAGGTTTTCTTCTTGAGTGCATAGCTGGTAATACAAATACAATAGGCTTACGTAATGATGATAATTCATAAAGCCTATCTCTATATTCCCATTTTGCTTTTTTCGGTTTAGCAGGCATACTCGGCGTTTCTTCTGTGAATGTTACTGCGGGTGCTTCTGCTACTATTGTTTCTTGTGCAGGCTTTTCTTTTTTAACCGGCGCCTTTTTTACCGGTGCTTTTTTAGCTTGTGCCATAATATTATATAATTAAATAAAAGAAAAATAATGCCCTCGGCCGAAACCGAGGACAATATTAATTAAATGTATTATTTTTTCAACAATACGAAGTTGTTTGCTGCTTGAACACAAAGTGCACGCTCTGATAAGTAGTGTACATTCATTTCATCAGCGTCGCTAGTAAAGTTACCACCGACAGATCCTGTAATCCAAGACTTCATTCTACGATCTTCCGCTTCGTTAGCACGGTAACGTACGTGTAAGAAAGGACGAGAAATGTTCTGACCTAATGTTTCGTCGTATACAGAAGAAGTTCCCGCAGGTACTAATACACCTTCGATATCTCCAACCAAACCACGAGTGGTAGCGTCATTCAAGTATTTCCAATCTGTTTTGTAGAAATCATAAGATCCACGACGGAATCCTGTAAACCCTAGGTTTAGCGCCATTTCTTCTTCGTTGTTAAATACACCGTAAGAAGTACCGCCAGCACCGTAAGAATTTTGAGCTGCAAGCATATTGTCAATTGACAAAGAAGTAGCACGATCTAAGAAAAGCATGTTTTCTTCAATAGCGCCTTGCTTATCAAGCTCACCTAAGATATCGTCAAACTGTCCAAGACCACCTGCTCCATCAAAGTCTGGTGCATTGTAAACAATACCGCGAGACTCAATAGCTGCAAATAAACCTTCAGAACCTGTAATAGACTTAGTACCACCAACACCAAAAGCGTCAGCTTGAGTCATAGTAGTAGTAGCTTCTTCAGCTTCAACCATTGACATTTCTAGATAGTCCATAAAACGTAGACGAGACTCGTGCTCAGACTTTAAGTACCATAAGTAACCGCTAGTTCCCATTTCTGTAGCAACTTCAACCCAACCGATTTGCGCAACATCAGAACCGCTAACACGGTATTTGTCACGAATAATAATCGGCTTGTTTACAAAACGTGTAAACGCAGCATCAGAAGTACCGCCAACATTAGCAGCTCCTTTACTGTATTCAGAACCGTAAACAAAACATTTTGCAGTTGTAACACTGTCAAAACCTGATGAAAGGTTTGCGTCACCAGTATCATATACTTCAATGTTTACAGTTGTTCCTGATACAGAAGTAACATAAGCTTTGTGTACAGTAGTACCCGCTTGGTTAGAAACAACAAGAGTCATACCCGCCACAACTAAGTGATCAGATGGTAAAGTTAAAGCGTCTCCGTCTGCGTCTACAGTTACGCCTTCATAAGCGATATGCAAACGTCCTTGCTCAGACCATATGATACGGTCAGAAGCCATAGGCATCTCAGCACCTACCATAGATAGGAAGCCAGAGATAGTTCGCTTACCGAAACGCTCAATTTCTTGGTCGTATACTTCCGGTAAGAATTGTGTTTGAAAATCGAAGCCATCAGCTGCGATATAGTTGTCCGGGAAAAGAACTTTCGTGGGACGTGGTGTTAGGTGATTTAATTCAGCACCTGTTCCTGCTAAAGCCATTTTTTAATTATTTTTAAATGGTTATTTATTTTTTTAATTTTACCCTAAGTTTAGAGCTGCTTTCTCCAGGATTAAGAACACGATATGTAACTCCGTTTGCTGCCGTAAATTTTTCATGAGCCCCTCTCGGATTCATATCTACGTTTTTAGACTTTGTTATACTATCTTTAAGAGCATCGGCTTTGCCTTGCTCATAAAAATGTTGCGCTACTTGATCTGGATTCATAGCTGTAAATAATGATTTGTGATAGCTCTTAGCATCTGACATTGTACCTTTTTCATTTAAGAACTTCTTAAGAAAGTTATTAATGTCGCTTTGGCTTTCTTTAATCTTATTAGCATCTTTAACTTTAAAACGATATTTCTTTTCACCTACATTGTAATCGAAACCTTCGAATTTGTCTGTAAAAACTTTATTTGTTTCTTTGTTAAAATGCTCAGCTTTTTTAGCTGCTTCTTCACTGTCTTTTGTATAGCGATGGAAAAAATCTACCGCTTTTTGTTGTTCTGGATTTAACCGCGATCCGGCCTTAATCTCAGTATAATATTTATTTTTAAGACTATCTAAATGATTTTTAGCGTCTGATAAGGCTTGTTTGCGTGCAACTTTTTTACGTCTTATTTCGCGCTCATCATCTATATCTTCATCGTACGAAAACTTATCTTCCATTAAGAAATTAATATCTTCGTTATCTAAATTAGGATTAGTGCTTTGATAATATTCTTTTAATAAAGCGTTTTCGTTTAAAGAAGCATAGTCCGTATTAAGTTTTACATAATCTTCTAACGTGCCTCCTGTTTCATTCATAAAGTCTACAACTTTTTGAATATTTTCAGGTAGCTCTACACCAGCTTCTTTAGCTTCTTCAATAGCTTCTTGTACTTCTTCTTGAAGCTCTTCCGCTACCTCTTCAACTTTTTCATCTGTAACTTCTACTAATACAGATTCATCTTCTTTAGTTTCTTCGGCATTCTGAACATTTTCGTCGGAGCTTTCTCCGGTAGGTTCTGCATTTGTTTCTTCGACGTTTTGCTCTTGTACTCCTTCGCTAGTGTCGGATTCGTCGCGTACAGGAACCTCATCTGTGCTTTGCTCTTGAACGGCATCTTTAGTGTAATCTAATTTTATTGTGCCGTCATCTAAAACAGACGCCACAGGTTTCTTTTCTTCACTCATGATAAAATATTATATAATTATATATTGTTATTATTACTTAGGATCGAAGGTTCCTAAACCGAAACCACCGCCAAGTACATCGTTACCTCCTGATTCAAAATTCTTTGGAGCTGTTTCTTTCTTTCTTTGATCAATTAGCTCGCTTTGCTGAGTAGCTTGAATTTTTGTTCTTTCGTCTTTACGGTCTTCTTTTTCTTTTTCTCTACTTTTTTGACCCTCCGCTTCTAAATTCCTTAGTTGCATGTTATAATTAAACTCAAGAGCCATAAGTTCTTTTTTAGCATTAACCTCAAAAGTCATTTTTTGTTGTTCTAATTGAGATTTAGCTTGCTCCATTTGTATTTTAGATTGGATTAAAGCTTGATTCTTTTGCACTTCAGCTTGAGCTGCAACTTGTTGAGATTGTGCATTAGCTTGCGCTTGCGCTTGTATATTTTGCTGCTGCATAGCTTGATCGCGCTCAAGTTTCTTTTTTCTACGAAGTTTTAATACTTGGTTAGCCAATTTTAAGTTTTTAATTTCTCTGATATCTATAGCATCATCTAAATCAATAAGCTGTGCGGATAAAGCTGTTTGAATATTGTTTTCAAGCCTAGCTTTTTCTTCATCATCAGGCGCAAGCTCTAAAAATATACCGAAGTCATGTAAATGCAATTCAGATAACTCTGCAAGAGCCATTGTATTAAAGCCTCCTATTTTTTGCATAAAAGCTTCTTTTGCATCAGAATATTCTAACACATCAGAAACACGTAAAGATATATTTTCAGCAAGCTCTGAAGTTAAAAACAAACCCGAGTCTAATATATGGCGAGTAGCAACATTTGAATTTGCTGCAGCCATTTTTTGTATGCCAACTAACGCTCTTGAATCAACAGACGAACCATCGCGAGCTTCATTTAAACCTGTTACATCTCGAATCATCTGCATATAATAATTATATGTCGTAATAAGAGTTTGTATTTTACCGCCACCATTGCCGGTCTGTAAAGGCTGTATTGGTACCTTACCTGGGTTCATATCGCCGTCTTGTGTAAACGAACGACCGATAACAGAACCTGTTTGAAAAAACATGTTCAACGCCTCTTGCGGGTTATAGTTCGTTCCATTACCCAAATCAATTTCAGCTAAGCCGTCTGCGTCAAGATAAACACCGTCTGGCATCATCTTTTGCATTACCTGTTGTATCTTTAAATGTGTAAGCTGAATCATGTCTGCAAAGCCTACGCATCGGCTTACTATGGATTCAATTCTACCTTTATACATTCTTGGCGCCACAATACTATAATTCATTTTAACTTTAGCGCTATCACTTTTAGGTCGCATCATATTTTTACAAAGCTCCCATTTTAAAAGATAGTCACTGCCTACTATCATAGCCCCGTCATATAAAACCTCAATTGATCTTGAAAGTTTACCAAACTCATCACTATCCGCCGGTGGGTTATAAGTATCGTCTCTTACTATAACTTTACTAGCGCCTGTTGCGGTAATTTTTGTTTTATATACTTCGTTAGCATAAGTCTTATAATTAAAATATAAAACTTGTACACTATTAGAATCTCTTTTTTCAGAATAATTATATCCCTTACTATATCCTCCGGAATTAGAATAATTTGTTTTTGATATTTTTTCTAGGTCTTCTTCTGTTAACTGAGGGAATTGCTTTTTTAATTCATTTATTGGAATATACTTAGCTTCACCAACATAATATATATCATCAAAATATGGCGATTCCGTATAAGAATATACTAAATTAGCTGGGTCAACATAATCAACAACAATGCCTTCTGATGCATTAAAAGAATTTTTAACAGCGGCAATACCTATAGTTGCTAGATCGTAATATAACCTTCTTTTAGTTAAATCATAATTATTACCATCTAATAAAGTATTAATTGCTGTTTCTTCTGCTAGCTCTATAGTTTGTTTATAATTTAGCTGCATATGAAGTTCTAGCTCTTCATTAGATTCTGGTAAAGTTTCCGGCTCGTTATTAAAGAGATTTATATTTAACGCGCCTTTTACTTTTTGTTTAAACTCTTTATTTTGCATATCCTCCAAAATTGCTTCCATATATTCGGTTCTTTTTGAAACACCTAATGGATCTTGCGAATATGCTTTAACATCAAAAGAGCGGTCTGCAATACCGTTAACTACAATATCTACAAATTTAGATAATATAGGCACTGGCTTCCAGTCTAAATTAAGATAAGATAAATCACCATTAATAGATAACTCATCTTTATATTTTTGTATGCTTTGTTCTCCTCTAGAATATAAACGTAAATTATGAAAGCTATCTTGATTGCTTTTATATCTAGCAGCTCCGTTATCATTATTAAACCATTCTTGCTGAATAGCTCTACCAACTTTAAGGCCATATTCTTCTGACATTTTTTCAAGGTCGCTAGCAACTTGGCTTGGGAAATAACTATTTACAACTGATTGAGCCATATTATTATTTTATTATTTTTGAAATAAAACCATCTTGCTTATATCTAGCTATAGATAGATTTAATTTTGTTCTTTCTTTTTTTGCTACAGGTCTATATAAATCTTTATGGCAAGCCATAATGGCTAAGCCTGAACTAATAGCAGCATCAAACTTCGTTCTATTATTTATATCAAATTTAGACCAATCGTTTAATGTATCGTTAAAATACATTGTTCCGTATTCTCCTTCTGAAATTAAACCAACGTGATCGTTAATATACATTTCAATTGCAGCAGCGTGCGCTTGCTTCATATCCATACTAGAATTAGGTACGCCGCCTATTTCTTTTTCAGTTACGGAAAGCTTGTTCCATAATCTGTCAGGCCGGTTCATCGAATAACCTCTGTACCCTCTTCTTTTAAAATGATACAATAACCTAGGTTTGTTATTCTCAGCAAGTATTGGCATTCCGTAAAACACGCATGCCATTAGCACGTCTTCAAAAAATATCTCTGCTGTTTGAGGCCTAGCTATATACTCTAAAAAGAATGAGCTAGGTGGTGCATCTTCCATTGTAAACTTAGTAAGTCCGTGCAATGCACCTTTAGAGCCCTTGCCGTCAGTCGTTCCTGAAATATCGTAACTATCACAGCCAAATGCGCCTATATGTTCGTTGGCTGGATGTTTAATACCGTTTTTAGTAATGTATTTGTTTTGAAGATGCGCTCCCGGAATCCAGGATACTTTAAATCTTCCTTGCGGGCTTGGTAAAAATATAACATCCGTATCTTTAACACCGTTAACCCATTGAAAATTACCCCGCGTTATAATATTACTATTACGCAGATCTTCATTATAATCAACTTGTTCGTATATTTTTGCTAAATTAAATATACTATTTTTTGTTTCATCGCGAAAAGCGTGCTCTTCCGTACGGGGAAACTGTCTATAATATTCGTTTAAAGCGTCTTGGTCGTTTCTTAAACCCTCAACTTCATTTTCCCAATAATCTATAACGCCTTGTTCTATTTCATCACCCCACGGATCAACAATCTTTTTTCTAGGATTATTAAATACAGGCTGCCCGTGCTCGTCAATAAAACCTTCATAGTTCCATTCCATGGGTATAAACAAAGAATATAAACCAGACTTCGTTTGTCCATTAGAATTACGCTTAGTCACATTTGAATCGTTATATAACTTTTTAAAGTTATCGCCTCCTTTATCTAAAGCGTTTGATGTTGAACCCATCATACACTTACCTATAATACGTGCACCAAGTCTTAACGTTGTTTTGGTAACTCGCCAGTTGTTGAGGATATTATCCGGTCTTTCCCATTTACCACTTTCGTCATGCACAAGCAGCTTAAGCTTTTCGCCATCGTAAGAGTTGTCGCCAGTGTTTTTCCAGTCAATTGTTGTATCAAGTCCTTCAAGCTCTATTCTTTTTTCTTGCGTCTGTATGGATTTTCTAGTGAGCTTAGAAGCTGGAACTCTATAAGCAAGTTCGGTTTTTGGCCTATCCATACCGTCCTGGATAGGTTTGAAGAAAAACGGATAGTTAACCGAGATGGGGACAACTTTGTCGGTAAACATTTTTTTCGCGTCACTACCTGTTTTTGATAAGATACCAAATCTGGCGTCACTTGATATGGTTGCCATGTTGACAGTTTCACCGGATGCCATAAACGAAAATCCACTCCGTCTGTTTTTAAGATAGCACATTCCGTAGCTTCTAATATCAGCTTTGCATGCTTCCCAAAATATAAAGAAGAGTCTATTTGCTTCTCTATAGTCTGGATGTCCGACATCAATCTTTGACCATTGCAAGTACATGTAATGAGTACCAGTAATATAAGTTGGCACATCTTTGTTGTAAAACCAATATCCGCTTTCACGTCTGTTAAATTCTTCGTCAATATAACTTTCCCACTTTGCTTTAAACTCGTCCGGATAGTTTTGCCAATCAAATATACTCTTAATATTTTTAAGCTCCTTAGGATAGTCCGAAACAGTCCATTTGTTAGGTCCCTTTTTTAAGGATTTAGGCTCAGGTGGTAATGCAATATGTAAATTTTGTATTTCAATAACCTGGCCTATCTGACCTGTTCTGCTTATTACAATAATATCGTGCTCTTTATTGTAACCGTATTTCCAAGCTTTAGATCTATTTAACCTGTTTATAGTTGTAAATTTTATAGGCTCTACAACTTTTACTAGATTCTGTTGGTACATTATCTAGATCTTTTTTCAGCAAACCCAGAAAATGTTTTCTTTTCATCTTCTTCTTTAGGTTTGTTTTCAAGTATACGCTCTTCTTCCTCAATACGTGTAAGTATTTCAAAAGCATCGAATATTGCTAGCTTTTTAGTTGCCGCCGCGTTTTTTAATCTATCGGCAGATACATCATCTTCTGTATTAGTAATGATTTTTTCTTCTGCCACTTTAATTAATTCATCAACTGCTTTGCGACCAGCTAGGATTATATTCTTCTTCGTCTCCTTGATATTCATATTTAATTGTAATTCTATGAAGCGGTACTCTATATAAACGTTCGCCTTCTATATTAAATTCGTATTCGCTATTCGGTTTAAAGCCTACTAGGTTGTTTTTATATTCTTCATTTGGCGAATATTTAACAATACCTTTAAGTGGCTCCTCTGGTTCTAAAGAAAACTTATCTTTATTTTTTATAGGCTTTATAAAACAAAAGCCATCAACACATTGCCATTCTAAATTATGTTTGTATGCGTATATTTGATCAGGTTGTGCGAAAAACAAATCTTCACTATAATAAGATTTGCTATTTTTTTCATCGCCTCTTACGTCTCTAAATCTTCTAAAAACATTATGATGCAATATAACTTCATCACCAACTTTTATATCTGTAGTTGTTGCAATCGGTAAAGCTGTAACTACACCTAGCCTGCTGGTATAATTATGGTTTTGCACATCTGTATTTAAAAGAAGCTCTTTGCCGTCTATTTCTTTTTTAGCTGATGACCTAGACGTTTTAGGTTTCACCATAAAGTTAAAGACGCTCTTCATTAGTAGTTTAAATCATACTCTACAGAAATAGCCATGTTTTTATTAAAATCTTTCCACGGCATGACCATATCGTCTTTTTGAATATAGATAGAATACTTTTCTTCTTCTTCTATAACGTTAACTATAGTATGACCACCATAAACTTCTTGCCCAACG